AAGTTTTTAACACAACCGATTCGCCATCAAAGCGGCAAATATTTGCATATATCGGCTGCCAGTTTTGACACGTCGGACGGTAACACAGCCGACAACGTTTATGACTTTATTCGTACTTTTAACCGTAGACACTCCAGCATCGATGCTATGGCGGTCAAAGGGTCTTCTACGGACTACGGTAGCAAAGAAATTTTTAGCAAACCTAAAACGCCGCTGGATACGCGCGGTAAGCAAAATACCAAAAGTCAAAAATACGGACTCCGTGTTTTTATGGTGGGTACGCACAAAGCAAAGGACTTAATTTATTCGCGGTTGAAACTGTCAGGGTTTGGTGCGGGGCGTTTGCATTTTTATAAGCACATGCGCTCAGACTATTTCAAACAATTGACCAGTGAGGTTAAAGTTCCACACAAAACCGCACGCGGTAAAGAAGAGTACAAGAAAAAATCAGGTGTCAATAATGAAGCACTCGACACCCTAGGCTATGCAATCCACGCGCTACGGTCTACAGGTTTCCATTTGTACACCGAGGCAAAATACCAGCGTCTGGAAACTGAATTGATGCAAGCCAGTATTTTTGAAATTGAAAACAATGATAGCGTGGCGATGATTGAATTACCGCCGCCACCAGTAGTAAGTAAAACCGCTCCTAGAATCATATCCATGCGTAACAGCCAATGACAGATATAAGCGTATTAAAAACTCGATTATCCGAAGCAGAAGAGGCATATCATCAACTGCAAATGGGGGCTAAAGAGCAAGAAATGCAACTCAACGGGCGGCGGGTAGTTTATACGCCTGCCAATGCCAGCCGATTATTAAGCTATATCAGTGAGCTAAAAGCCCAGATTGCTAAACTTGATGGTTCGGCAAATGGTCGTAAACATCCTATTTATTTAAGACCTTGACATCATCCCCCGCCTAAAGATCGGGGGATTCCCAGTATCGCTACTGAGAACTTCCTAATTCAACGAAAACAGGACACAGGTACTAGACCAATGCCACTTACATTTTCTCCAAAGGCTAACCCCGCAAGCCCTGCGGTTCTGATATTTTTAGCCGCGTTAATATCGCGGTCATGGTCAGTCGAGCATTCTGGACAAGTCCATTTACGCACATTTAACGATAACTTAGGAAGAATATATCCACAGCACGAACAGCGTTTTGAGCTTGGGAAAAACTGGTCAATTTTTACCAGATTTCTAGCCGCCCAATCCGCCTTGTATTCGAGCTGCAAAACAAAATTACCCCAACTTGCATCGGCAATATGCTTGCTCAACTTTGGATTTTTAATCATGTTTTTTACTCGCAACGATTCAACACAAACAACTTGGTTATCGTTAATCAGTTCACGGGATAACTTGTGCAAGTTATCCAATCGGCAATCGGAGATTTTTGCGTGAATACGCGCTACTTTCAATTTAGCTTTGGCACGATTAGCAGAACCGAGTTTTTTCTTACTCAGTTTGCGCTGTGCTTTTGCCAATTGAACGGCGTATTTGGCTGTGTGGCGTGGATTGTCGATTTTGAGACCGTTGCTAGTCACAAACAAATGTTTAATACCTACGTCAATACCAATCGTTTTATCAGTCTTTGGCAGGATTTGGTTTTCAAACTCGCACAGGCACGAAACAAAATAACGCCCTGCACAGTCTTTGGAAATAGTTATGGTAGATGGATCAGACGGCAAGCCACGAGACCATTTAATATCAAGTGGTTCTTTGCTTTTGGCAATGTAAAAAATTCCATCGGCATATTTAAACGCGCTTTTGGTAAATTCAGCGGATTGTTTTCTGCTTTTCTTTTTAAAAGTCGGATATTTAGCGCGGCATTCAAAAAAGTTTTTAAACGCAGTTTGTTGGTGTCTCAAACATTGTTGCAATGGAACACAGGAAACGTCATTCAGGAAAGCGAGTTCAGGAAGTTTTTTAAGCTCAGTCAATTTAGCACTGGCTTGAATATAACCTATTTTTTCCTTGCTTTGGTAGTACATATCAGTACGCCAGCGCAAAATAGAGTTATACACATATCGAACGCAACCAAACGTTTGAGCAAGCAGTTTAGCTTGCTCATCAGTTGGGTAAAATCGGTATTTGTATGCTCTGTTTTTCATGTCTCACATTATTGTTTAAAAAATGTGATTTATCAAGTAATAAGTAAGCAAAGCATTGGAGAATGCGTGATTGAGGTTGGCTATCGCCAACGCACTTACCTCACCGCCCTAAACGGCGGCGTTTCACGCGCAATTTGATGAATAATATCCAGCTCCTAGACCATCGCGGTCAACCTATGGCATATCAAGACACCGCCCACCACGCCGCGTCTTTAACTCGTCAACCAATGCGCGGCTGGAATCCGTCGTTAAATTCTGCCGATGCTGATTTGCTTGACGAATTACCCGCGATTGTCGCACGTTCAAATGACATGACGCGCAACAACGGCGTGGCGGCGGGTTATCCTCAAACGCTGGTCGATAATGTCATTGGTGCCGAATTACGCTTATCATCCAAACCTGATTATCGTGCGTTAGGACAGACAAAGGAATGGTCGGACGAATGGAGTCAACAAGTTGAGGCATTATGGCGTGGTTATTCGCAATCAAAAGAATGCAGCGCGGCAAATGATATGACGTTAGGCGGACAAGCACAGCTTGCATTCCGAACAGCAATTATAAGTGGCGAAGCGTTGGCGTTGCCATTATGGTTAGAAAATCGAAAATATAAAACTACCTTGATGTTGATAGACCCTAGCCGTCTATCCAATCCCAACATGCAAATGAACAGCGTCACGTTGCGCAATGGTATCGAGATAAATGAATATGGCGAACCGTTAGCCTACCATATCCAAAAAGATACCACGCCTGGCGTGATGGGTTTGAATTTTAAAAGTTTCTTATGGGACAAGATACCCGCTCGCACGGCGTGGGGACGTAAACGGGTTATCCATGCGCACGATAAAGAACGTACTGGACAAACACGCGGTAAACCGTTCATTGCATCGGTATTAGGCGATTTTAAACGCGCTGGACAGTTTCAAAATGTTACGCTGGATACAGCGGTAGCAAATTCACTGGTGGCGGCGTTTATCGAGACCTCCATGAGCGGCGCGGATTTGGCTGAGCATTTTGGCGATACTTACCAGCCTTATGATGATAGCCGTCGTGACTGGAACGTAAAAATGGAAGGCGGCGGGGCATTGATACCGCTCGCACCTGGTGACAGAGTCTCGCCTTATCTGCCAAACAATCAAGGTGCTGATTTTGGTCAATTCATGGAAGCCACTTATCGAAACATTGCGGCAGGTTTCCATATCCCTTATGAATTGCTCCTGAAAGATTTTAGCAAAACGTCTTATGCGTCTGCTCGCGCCGCGATGCTTGAGGCGTGGCGTTTTTTTATGGGGCGTAGAAATTGGCTGGCGAATAATTTCTATCAGGAAATTTATGAATTATGGCTTGAGGAAGTTGTTAACGATGGCTTGATTGATGCGCCTGATTTTTACCACGTTAAACACGGTCAAATTATCGGTATTAACAAGGCTTATACTAATTGTAAATGGATTGGACCGCCAAAAGGCTGGATAGATGTTAGCAAAGAGGTGATTGGTGCTAAGCTCAGAATGGAGTATATGTTATCAACCCAAGAA